GAGGGACCCAGAAAGATATTGGGAATGGTATTTTGCCTTAGATGATAGAGGCAACAAATACAAACGTGACCATAAATTTAGAATGTTGAATTGGGTTTATTCTCAGTTGAAGATAAAAGACACTAAGACATTCCACCAACGTGGCATTTACTTCTCACATCTGTATGAAAACACGGCAGAGTTCCTACGAGAGGACATAACAGAAGATAAGTTGAAGAAAAGATTCGACACATCAACCGAACATTTGGTTCAGTTGTGGAAGGATAAATATGCCACTAAGAGAATAAATAATCTTAAAGATGGTGACAGGGTTAAAAATGAAACTCTGTTTTATGACGAATTGATATATCTTAGTTGGGAAGAAACTAAGACAAAGTACTTACAGGATGTCGGACGATGATTTATATAAGAGAGGATGGCTCTAGAATATTACCTGTATCTGATGTTGATATTGCTATGTTGGAATGGGATGAAAGAGTACTCCTAGAATTAGAACATGATGGTGTAAGTTGGAACATACAACAGTCAAGTTGTATGACCGGCAAGGTAGTTGCCGACTAATGTTTATGCGAGTAAAAGAAATAAGATACGGTGACCAATGGCCGGCTAACCTCACATGGCACGAAGATCCTGTGCGACCAGAATTAAATAGGGAATTCAGACACACCGCTGGTAGAGAAGTATACACCAATGACGGTGCTATTCTCTGTGTTGCATACTGTAGAGGTGTGCCCAGTACGGTAGGACATTTGGATACTATGACAGGACTTGACCATGCCGTATTTTATACGGTGTGGTCTAGGCGACCAGGATGTGGAAGGTCCCTTGTTCTGGACACATACAACTATCTACAACTGACACGGCCGTGGATAAAAAGATTTGTCACTTTGTCTCCAAAGTCAAAGATGGCATACAACTTTCATATTAAAAATGGCGGTGTTTTGATTAAAGAAAATCAAGAGAGTGATAACTATGAATACTCTGATGAGCCCATCGATGGATTACGATCCGAACCTATTACAAGAAGAGTCGGACCAGAATTATAACTGGTCACCTAAAGTGACCTACGATAATATGTTGACCGTTGTTACTGCCTTATTTGATGGCCGTAATACCTCTGTGCCACATTCTGTTGGTTTCTACAACCCAGAATGGGTAGATAAACTTTATCGTGGCATAAAGAGAAACTATACCAAGGACTTTGACTTTGTATGTCTAACGGACCAAAACTATAATTTTAGAGAAGATGTTAGATCAGTACGATTCAGCCGGTCAATAGACCAGTATGGTTGGATGAGTTTGATGGAGATGTATAGACCAGACCTATGTGATGGTAAAAGATTTACCATAGGCCTTGATACCATACTAACAGGTCCATTAGATGACATATTGGAATATGAATGTAAGGTGGCATTATGTCAAGATCCATATTCGCCTAAGATGGTGTGTAATGCAGTGACACTATCACAACCAGAGTTTGCTGAGGAGTTTTGGAATTACTGGCTCAATAACGAAGCTGAGGTGTTGGAGTTGGATAAAATGTTTGACGCACCATCTGAGATGATGACGATGCGACGTTTGTACAATGATGTGCCACGCCTGGACACTATCTTCAAAGGTAGAATACTAAGTTACAAGGCACACATAGTACCTAAGAGAGAAAGAATAACTGATACAAGTATCATCTATTTTCATGGCTCACCAAAGCCACATGAATTAGATGAAATGTGGATACGAGAACACTGGCGATGAAAAATTACCGATATGGAAGTAGTAACATTATACACCCCACAGCAACCGTGGATGATGAAGTAAAAATGGGTAACAATAATTACATAGGTCCTTATTGTTATCTTACCGGTTACCTTAGTGTGGGTGATAACAATAGGTTTGAGGGTCACTGCTCTGTCGGCACCCGACCTGAACACAAGGACTTCTGGCACGAAGATGGACCTACCGTAATAGGTGATAACAATGTGTTTCGTGAGCACATCACCATACACAGTGGTTCAAATACAGACTTGACTTATATCGGGAATAATGTTATAATGTTAAGAGGGTCACACGTTGCACATGACTGTGTAATAGAGGACGATGTAACATTGAGTTGTGTCGCTCACGCATTGGGTCATGTGTATGTGATGGAAGGCAGTAACTTAGGTAGTGGATGTCATGTACACCAACATCAAGTTATTGGTTCATGGTCTATGATAGGTATGGGAGCTATTGTTACGAAGAAAGCAAGAGTAGTCCCCGGTAGAGTTTGGGTAGGTAACCCAGCCAAAGATATTAAGAGTAATGATTACAAGATGAAAGATATTCACCAAGTGTTTCTTGAGAAAGAGACTATGAGATATTCGGAGTTGATAGAAGAACGTGGTTTATAATCCTTGTTTGTTGATAATGAACCCTAGAATACTAGACGAGGCATTGGACTCTATAAAGGAGTTCGTTGATATTCCCGTGACCTATTTTAGGGCATTCACGGAGCCAGGTGTGTTGATGGCCATAAATGAGTACATCAAACAAACTGACTACACACATTACATTATGTGTGGTGATGATGCCGTGTTCACCAAACAGGCAGTTGAGTCTGTGTTGAAACACGTTGAAGATGAAAGATATGATGTATTCACCGGTTGGATGAATATGCACTTTCAGGAAGATGGCACCTTTAGTCAAGAGTCTACCGTATGTTTCAACAAACTGCCAGTCATTGCTCAGCCTGACTGGGGTCCAGCACGACAGGAGTATCCGCCTTGGGTGACTATTGAGGCAATGAATAGACGGGCCAAAGAACCTGTAAGGACGGCATACGCCAACTTTGCCCTGACTGGTATGAAACGTGAGGTGTGGTTGAAATACCCTGTAGAGACACACCCTAGAGGCAATTCGTCAGACCATCAACTGTCTTTTAGATTGCAGAGTGATGGTGTAGAGATATGGACCCACCCCGATGCCTTTATCACACATCTACGGAGAGGTTGGTCACCATTGATGAATCATTGGTTGGTGGGGACTCAGAAGCCTGAGATAATAGAAACGCAAACATCGTGGGGAACGAGAGAAGATTATGCCTGAGTTAAGTGAATGGTTAAACAGTGTGAATTTCAATAAGAAAGATATCATATTGGATGAGTATGATGAGAAACAATATCCAGGTTTCATCGTCAACAAGTGTCTATCAGGTATGGCTGATGCCGTGTTATATGCCAATGAGATGAATCGTCTTCATTGGTTAGATAAGAAAATGCAGTATGATTTCTTTTTGTATGGTCTGCCTAAGAAGAAACGGTTCGCCCCGTGGATGAAGGCAAAGAAGGTCAAAGATATAGACATAGTAAAACAATACTATGGTTATAATAACGAGAAGGCCAAGATGGCCCTTGAAATATTGACCGATGACCAGCTAGATGAGATGAGGATAGTGATGTCAAGAGGCGGGAAAAAATAAATATCTCTATAATAATGATAATAATGGAGATTCGATATGGACGATTTGGAATGGACTCCCGACTTGATGTTAGAAATCAAGTTGGCGGAGCCAGATGACTTTTTGAAAGTCAGAGAAACACTATCTCGCATAGGCATAGCATCCCGTAAAGAAAGAAAACTGTACCAATCCTGTCACATCTTACACAAACAAGGCCGATACTTCCTAGTACATTTCAAAGAGCTGTTTGCTTTGGACGGAAAGCCGGCTAACCTTAGTAAGAATGATATTCAACGACGTAATACTATCGCTGGGTTGTTATCAGATTGGCAGTTGGTTGAGTTATTAGGAGATGCTTCTGATAAGGCGCCTCTATCACAGATAAAGGTATTGTCTTACAGAGATAAGGGAGATTGGGAACTTGAAACGAAATACAACATTGGTAACAAGAAAAGGGTAGAGTAGAGTATGATTAAATTATTGAGATTGAAGAGTGATGAGGTACTAGTAGCAGATGTAGAAGTAAAAGATGACACAGTTGTATTGGATACCCCCGCTATGATGGTGCCAATGCGGGGTGGTGCCGGCGACCAGGTCCAGATGGGTCTAGGTCCGTGGGTGCCATTTACGGCCGACAAGAAAATTGAGGTCCCTTTGGACTGGGTGGTTTTTATGGTAGAACCGGAAGAAGCCATAACGGATAACTATAGGCAAATGTTTGGTTCCGGTTTGGTTGTTCCGCAGGTCAAATTAGATACAAAGAGGGTCTTGACAGAATGAGGTGTATGTGATACCATATACCTATGACTGAGAACTTTTATACAAACATCATACTTCGTGGCGATACCCTGTTTGTCAGGGCTATCGAGGACGGAAAGAGGGTTACCAAGAAGGTTAAACCGGAACCTACTCTTTTCGTACCTACCAAGAAGAAAACTAAACACACAACACTGACTGGCAAATATGTCCAGCCGGTGAAATTCAAGAGCATCTATCAGGCTAAAGACTTCATAAAGAATTATGAAGAACAGCCTGGTTTGGTGTTTGGTCAAGAACGATATCAGTATTGTTATTTGTCTGATAACTACCCTGGTATCATAGAGTGGAATCAAGATAAGATTCTGACCCTATCTATCGACATCGAGGTGGCAAGTGAGAATGGCTTCCCTGACCCAGCCAAGGCAGAGGAAGAAGTCCTTGCCATCACCGTCAAGAACTACTCGACTAAGAAGATTGTCGTGTGGGGCATCTACAACTACAACAACACCCGTGATGATGTTGAGTACATCCATTGTGATGATGAACGTGTGTTGTTGGAAGAGTTCGTCAACTTTATGAAGGAGATCCAGCCCGATGTTATCACAGGCTGGAACACCACATTCTTTGATATTCCTTATCTCTGTCTCAGAATAAAGAATATGTTTGGTCAGAAGTTTATGCAGAAGATGTCCCCGTGGGAGATGGTGACAGAGGAACACACATCAACATTTGGTCGTGATGTTACTCGTTATAATATATGGGGTGTTGCTAACCTTGACTATCTTGACCTGTACAGGAAGTTTACCTATACAGACCAAGAGTCATTCACATTAGACAACATAGCATTCGTTGAGTTGGGTGTCAAGAAGGACCCTAACCCGTATGACACGTTCAAAGAGTGGTACACTAAAGACTATCAATCGTTTATCGACTACAACATCAAAGATGTGGAACTTGTCGATGCGTTAGAGAACCATCTTGGTATGATTGAGTTGATGTTCACTATGGCCTATGAAGCCAAGATAAACTACATCGATGTCTATTCACAGAATCGTATGTGGGACGTTATCATCTTCAACTTTCTGAAAGATAAGAATAAGGTCATACCCCAACGGCAGAAGTTCCATAAGGGTGCCAAGTATGAAGGTGCCTATGTCAAAGAGCCACAGGTTGGCCAACACAACTGGGTGATGTCGTTTGACTTGAACAGTCTGTATCCCCATTTGATTATGCAATACAATATCTCCCATGAAACTGTCATACCTGAACAGTTCCCCGGTAAGATATCAGTCGATAGACTCATTGCAAAAGACGTTGATTTAAGTATGTTGCCTAAGTTGGGACTTACAGTGACTCCTAACGGTGCCTGTTTTCGTACAGACATCAAAGGTTTTCTGCCTGAGTTGATGGAGAAGTTCTACACTGACCGTGTGAAGTTCAAGAAGTATATGCTTGAGGCACAACAAAGATATGAAGATACTAAAGATAAGAAGTATCTCAAACAGATTGCAACATATCATAACATCCAATTAGCCCGTAAGATAGCACTAAATAGTGCCTACGGTTCTATGGGTAATGAGTATTTTCGTTATTACGATGAGCGTGTTGCCACTGCCATCACAACAGCTGGCCAACTAAGCATCAGATGGATCGAGGGGAAAGTAAATGACTACATCAATAAAATATTATCTACTGAGGATGAAGACTACATCATCGCGTCTGACACTGACTCTATATACGTTACCTTTGATAAACTGGTACACAAATCTTTTGGCGACAGAGATGTTTCTACTGAAAGAGTTGCCGACTTCTTGGACAAAGTCGCTAAGGATAAAATACAACCGTTCGTTGATGAATGCTATCGAGACCTTGCCACGTATGTAAACGCATATGAAAATAAGATGGTGATGGGTCGAGAAGTCATCGCTGACAAGGGCATCTGGACTGCCAAGAAACGATACATTCTCAATGTGCTTGATAGTGAGGGTGTCAGATATGCCGAGCCTAAGATAAAGGTGATGGGTATCGAGGCAGTCAAGTCGTCTACACCACAGGCCTGTCGTCAGCGTATTCGTGAGGCGTTGAAGGTGATAGTAGGTGAAGGTGAACTAGAAGTAAATAAGTTTATTCAAATATTCCGTAAAGAGTTTATGGAACTGCCTGTCGAGGCCATGGCATTCCCCCGTTCAGTGAATGGTATTCGTAAGTGGGGTGATAAGTCCACCATATTCAAGAAAGGTACCCCTATGCACATCAAGGGCGCCATCATCTACAATCACTTGTTGAAGAAACACAAACTGACTAACAAGTATCCATACATTATGGATGGTGAGAAGCTGAAGTTTATCTTGCTCAAGACACCCAATGCATTGCAGTCAAATGTCATTGCGTTTCTTGGTGAGTTGCCCAAAGAGTTTGAGTTACACGACCAGATAGATTATGATAAACAGTTTGAGAAGTCGTTTGTTGACCCTATTGATTTGATATTACAGGCCATTGATTGGCGGGTCGATAGGAGTTATGGTACACAAGTTACGTTGGAGTCGTTATTCGGATGATATTGACAGAGAAAGAAACTTATTGGGCAGCCAATAAACTAACCACATATTTCAATAGTTTTGAACGCATAGATGAATACATGCGTATCAAGAAACTAGAACGTATCAAGGACCATCCCACAGGACTATTTGGTATGGGTCCAGAAGATGACCTATTTCAGCAGTTTGATATGCACCCCAAAGATATGGAGTTTGAGATAGTCACAAGGACTAGAGAGACATTCGACAGACTACTAGAGATAACCTCTAGTTTTACCAATGATGACCCACCCGCCAGAGTAACTAGACTCTGTGTACAGGAGAAGAACACTAATAAGATAGTGGGCTTCATAAAGTTTGGGTCACCACTTATCAATGCCAAGCCAAGAAATGATTGGTTAGGCCAGCCAATGCAAAAAGAGATGTTACCCCGTTTCAACCAAGGTTGTATTATGGGGTTCGTTATTGTGCCCGCACAACCATTTGGGTTCAACTATCTGGGTGGCAAGTTGTTGTCTGCCCTATGTACCTCACATTATTCCCGTGAGATGTTGAACAAGAAGTACGGTGGTCCTTTCTGTTTGTTTGAGACAACATCATTGTATGGCAACATCAAGGGTATGAGTCAGTACGATGGTATGAAACCGTTGTTGAAATACCGTGGTGATACCGTGTCCAATATGTTGATGACATTTGGTGATGATGTGTATTTTGAGATGCGTGACTTTTTCTATGAGAAGAACGGTGGTCCTATGGTCGAGACATTGACAGACAAGGGCACACCTGTTACAGGCCACAAACTCAGAACACAGAACAAGATGATATCTATTATCTCCAACAACCTAAAAGAACACAACTCCGAAGCCCATAAAAAGTTTGTGGAGTTCCGTAAGACACAAGAGAGTATCACCACACAGAAAAGGTTCTACAACAGTTCATATGGATACACCAACAGTCGTGAGTATATGTTAGGTGAAACAGATGAGTTGATAAAAGGTGACCTATGGGATCGCCATGAGTTAGAAAACGTGATAAAATGGTGGAGAAAGAAGGCGACTAAAAGGTATGAGTCATTGAAGAAAGATGGCCGCCTTCGTACAAAGATAGAAGTATGGAAGAAAGATAATATGGATTCGATTGATATTATCAGGTGAATATAAATAATGGAGAATAAGTATGAGTTTTTTGAAAAACGTATTAAGGGAAACCAATAATGAATTTGGTGCAATCG